TTGTTATATGTTGCTCCATGGATGTTCAGGAATATAAGGTCAGTTTTTATCTCTGTAGTTGGGTTTGTTTTACCATCAACTGTATAGTCTCTTCTATATGGTACACCTTTAACCTGTCTAAGTGCCTCCATTTTGCCTCTATGCAAGCCATAGGCATACGAATCATAGTTCCATTGGTCTGCTTCCATTACAGCAGTACCTTTGTTGCCCTTGTTGGTGGTGCAAGAGGTCACAAACTGGAAGGAAGAGCCCTTAAAAATGTAAACTTTGTCATCAAACTGGTCATTGGCATCCTCATTTGACCGCACAAACAACAGCCACATATCATCTGGAGTCCAAAAATAAGATGTTAAGCCCTGGACTCTATCCAGTAGTTGCTTGTCAGTGTAGTTTTTTACGTTAGTCATTGTTCTCAACTGTTAATTGTGATAGTGTAGCCGCCACAGTACCCACTGTAATAGCGTATGATGCAACTGTTACTACTGCAACAGGCAATGTGATAGGTGCAGCAATGATAACACCTGCTACAGCACCTACTGTGATAGCTATTCTCTGCACTTTCTTCCAGAACTTTGGAGTCTTTGCGAACCATCTTTGTTTTATACTCATCTTGTTAACTGTACTTCGATTAGTTTCTTCACTGACTGAGTTAGCTCACTGATTTGCTCTGCCAGGTGCTTGATCTCCAGCTGAGTCATTTTCTCAATGGCTTCATACTTGAACCTGGACTCATTGTCAACCAGTTCAATCTTACCTTTGAGCCTTCCTTGAGTCTCAATTATTTTCTTTTGTTCATCTACTACCATTTTAAGGTCAATGTGCAATGCTTTTAGGAAGTATCCTATTGCTGACATTAGTACTGTGATCACTGTGAATGCTATCTCATTAAACGCCATTACAATATCAGTATTGAGTTGTTATATCCGTTCTCTCTCATCCCCCCACATGGACAGCCACTATGGCACTGCCCTACACAATTACAATCACAAGCATCAATCATAGGTCTAAGGTCAGTATCTCTGTTGGTAGGGTCTGTGAAGCCAGGATACAATGCTTTGTTAGCAATCAAGTATCTAATCAACCGTTGTTCAAAGAAGGAAGCCTTTTGTGCAAAGTGCTCCATCCCGAATGCAACCTCTGACCTACCAACAGATGTGGAGAAGTCACCCGATTGTTGTTGCAATCCTTTGTTCTTAAGCTGATAAGTCAAGCCAAAGACAGCATCCTCTGCTGACCTCCAAGCAATGACTGGCTGTATGAACAGAACAAGGTCCTCTTCATCAGGTGTCAATGTCTGAGCATTATACGCTGCCAACAGATAGTTGTAGTATGTTGTTCCTAAGATAGGCATCACTCTAAGCTGAGCCTGTGTTGCTATGTATGGAGTAACATCAGTCACATCAACATTAGCTGTGATAGGAGTGTTGGTCTTGAGATAGGTTTCTGTTATAAAGTAGTTCATATTGCAGGTGTTTCTGTTGGTATTACATCACCGCCTTCTATAGGAGGTAAGGATGCAAGTGCTCTGACCTCATTAGGAGTCATTGCATTAAGTACTTTGGTAGCTACAAGTGGACTCAATGAGTTGATGGCATCAGCTGTCTTAGATGCATCACCTTCTATCTCTACAATAGTCTCATTAATTATCTGGAAGTTGTTGAGCATATACTTACCTGGTATCTTAGCCAGTGCCAACAGTTCATTTACTATCTCTTCCACCTGGTCTCTCAATGGCATCACTACATTCTTCTCAAACACAACATAAGCCTGCTTGATATCAGCCCCACCGCCAAGTGCTCCTGTGGTCCTTACACCCATAAGTATAGGGTCAATGGTATGTGAGAAACATATCTGCTCAGTGTTGAGTGCAGATGCCTCATGAAACAGCTTATCATTGCTATTGGTAGGTAGTGCCTCTATCTTTGGTAGTTGGTCAGCTGAGTTAGCAAATAGTGCGATTGCTTTCCCTGCATTTTCTGCACCTTTAAGGTTATTTATGGTGCGCTTTATCATGTGTTTCTCCTCTTCTGACTGTGGTTTCTTAGGGAACATCATAGCAAAGGAAGGGAACACTGAGTTTTGGATGTTTGACTTAGCAAAATATGATAACTCGCCACTCAAAAATGCAAAATTTAGTGCGGAACTGTACTGCGGCAAAGAATACCACTGCTGACCCAAGGTCATGATCTCATAAACATACAGTTGCTCAAGATCTCTGTTGGTAGGATGTGCCCTCTTGATAGGTACTACATCAATTCGAGCTGACCAGTCATCACACATGAAGTATGTTATCTTATCTCTGGCAACTCTCACCTTCTCAGGTGATACATTCTCTATCCTGTACAGCTCACCTTTCTCATTATAGCATAACTTAAAGTACACTCTATGGTGAACAATCAACTGCTGAGCTATAGCCTTGCTGGTCTTGTTGAGCTTCATCTTTTTTTCAAAGGTGTACAGCTTTAACTTATCCTCATTCGACATCTTAGCAGTCTCAAGAGTGTACCCACCTCCTACTACTGCATTGGTCTTGAAGTCCACAATGGCACCATGTAAAGGTGATGTGTAGTAAAGTTGGTTAAGCAGCTCTGGGAACATATTATCCTGCCCAAATGGTATGTATCCAGCTATCTGGTATCTACCATTGACATAAGGCAATGATAAGTTAGCACTTCCCACATTGCCAAATGGTGTGCTAAAGGATTGATAACCTTCCACTACTTCTGTTGTTGCTTGAGGCTTAGAGCCTACGAATCTACTATACCATGCCATTAGTCATATATTGAATTAATTTGTACACCTGCTACTACCATCCTGCCCTCTTCTATCATGGTCAAGCCAGTAGGGTCTAAGGTAGGCACTGAGCTCTCATACACTCTGTATCTATACTGACCTTTGATAAAGTCAATATCTGTCGGCTCATCAAGTGTAAACAGGTTAAATCTTGAAGGATATGCAGAAGTATCTGTACCTTCCCAATAGATAAGGGTGGCAGTAGTGTTGAACTCATCTTGAAACTCAAACAAATAGTAAGGGTTCGGGATGGTTGTCACCTCTGTTAAGGTCAGTACAAATATGTTGACTGTGTCTTTTTCAAGATATATCATACCTATATTGTACTACGTAATTAAAATAATTAAAAAAGCCCCACCGAGATGAGGCTGTTTATAGATATGATAGGGTTATAGTAAACTAGTCAACACAGCAGAAGTCATTGCATAAGCTAACTGGTCATTTTCCGCTAAAAGAGTGACACTGTACTTAGAACCATCTGCACGAGCTACTCCAGAGCCTTCACCAGATGCAGTCAACTGCAAGTATGGGAAGAACCAAAGGATGCCGTTCTGATCTTCAACTATTGCAGATAAGTACTGTTGTCCAGAGCCTAATACTTTAATTGCATTTGACTTAGCAGCCTCTCTTCTGTGGAACATTAGGTTGATAGTTTGAGTTACAAAACTTGAGCCATTGATTAAGTCAATATTGCTCTCCTCTGTATATCCAGATGTATTTCTTCTGAACTCAAACTCAATGAATGGGTCCATTCCAACTACTAAGTCAAGTGTACCGATAGTCCATTGTTGAGCAGGTGTTCCTGTTCCTACAGGATCAACTAACACTAATGTATCCATGTCCACATTATCCTGTAGATTGATATAAATTCTTTTTATACCACCGCTGTTATTTTCACAGCTTTTTTCGATGGTCAATAATGCTTCGCACATATTATATATTTTTAAGGTTATAAAATAGGGAGGCAATTACTACCTCCCTTATATTTAGATGTAGAATGCGTTATACAAAACTATCTCAGTAGGGTTTGTGTAATGGAAACCTACCTTCATGTTGGCACGAGTTCTCAATACAGGCTCAGCAGTAGTATCAGATAAGTTGATGGCTTTCAATGCTTTAGAATCTCCTTCAGCATCGAAACTGTAGATAAGGTTATTTTTCAATGTCAACACCATAGTGTTATCTGGCATCCCTTCACAAGTCACTACATTGATACCTAAGAAAGTTAATCCTAATGGTAAAGTAACATAAGTTTGAGTGTTACCAGTTGCAGCTTTCAACTCATATGCATTAGCAACATTTGTTGAAACGTAGAATCTTAAGTCAGCTTTACGTCTTACTATTGCAGCAGGAGCAGCGTTAAGCATAGCCTCTAATTGAGTCAATACATTTGATGTAGTGATAGCTCCAGCATATAAACCTACAACATCTGTATCATAGAACATCTTGAATAAGTATCCAGTACACAAAGTCAATAATGGATCCTCAGATGCATCATTACCTTGCCATCTTAACAACTCAATGTCTTGACCGATAGTCATTGCCATCTCATTCCAGTAGTATGCCATGAAAGATGCAACAGTGAAGTCACCATTAGATCCTTTTGTCATTTGCAAAGCTA